TGCCAGTAGATTAAAAATTATATTAACAAAGACGCCACGTTATTCAACAACGTGGTTAACGTAGTTCCGCTAAATTCGATTGGATACGCTGGGTATAACTTCAGTGTGGTGGAGAGGTTTTCTGGGTCGGGGATGATCAGTGGTAACCTGTTCTGATCTATGTTCTTGCGCATTACATCTCTACAAAATTCGTTTCCAGTGGTCAAGAACTGTACTACGTCAAATATTGCAGAAGAGTTACTCATATCGCAGCTGCTGATATCCATCTCGAAGACTCTACCATGCGTCCGAAAGATTGAATCATCAGAAAAGAACACCCCGTAAAACGATCTGTTACCCGAAAATAACTCAGTAGCCATCTCACTGAGAAATTCCGGTTCAATAGAGGGCATGTAACAGAAAGTACCCGACATATCTGCCAGCGAGACTTCAAAAAAGCACTTCTTGATTATCTCACACAGAAAACCTCCCAACAACGAACCAGGACACGTATAATCACCTATTAAACGTGGGTATTTCCCTGGCTTCGCTTTTTCCATTAATTTAACTTTACCTGTTATGGTTTTTGTGAACAAACCGTCGAGCTGACATGCATCTATCAACTCTGCCCAAGCTCGCAAGCGCATTGCTTTCTTGGGATGTTGTGTAGCTGCATAAGCTTCCTGGGTGGAGATGATGTCACTTATTGCGTGACATTTTTCCGTCACCCGTTCTTTCACTTGGTGCAGTAAACTCCGAAACACGTGCGCGAAGTTACCCCGTTTCAAAGCACGGAACTGGTTCCTACGTAACCTTAGTTCCTCCCGTAGCTCGGGTGGGTCTCCGCGACAGTTTGTGATGCGTGTTAAAGCACGGCTAGTGTTACCCCTGGTCTTATCGTAAACAGACCAGGGGCCAAAGAATGTTGGGTGAAATATGGTGGTGTAGCAACTGCTACGCATCCGACGGGTCCCCTCTTTCTTTTCCATAGCAGACCATACTCTGTTCGGTGCAAGAAAGTCTCCTCTCTCGAACAGGTAAAGTAAGGTGCGTGTTGGCCCGGCAATTCGTATCATCTCCTTGTAGTCGTTTCCGCATCCATCGAGTGGTCCTCTGTAAACTTCGGGTAGCCAACCAAAGGCCCCATTGTATACAAAGGGTTTCTCGATCTCGCACTCCTCGTGCAACACTTTCACAGGAATGAAAGTATCAACTACGGGCACAAGGCGTGCGCTGCGAACGAATTAACCCCAGGTTACGTGGTCAGCTCCCGGAAGGAAACTACCACGAGTCAGCATCAATTCATGACGACGTAAGGCGATGTACTGGATGATGTACTCAGCTAGATCTTCTCGAGCACGCACGCGCAAATGTGCTGTCACCACGTGGTTCTGTATGCCGCGAGATACGGTTGCAGAACTTGGCATGGTTAAAGCCCAATTGTTGTACTCGCGCAGCAAGAGGTCCCTAATAGCATGAGTCGTTTCAATCTCGTAATAATGTGTGTACCCGTTAACCTGACAGAAGTCGGTGACGACCTGATTTAAAATCTCAGGCCCAATAGGTCTCCAGTCAGTTGGTGCTGGTGTGGCTGTGTCGTAGTAACGCGGGAAAACACTCCAACGGAAGATATAACGAGACAATAGTATCAGAGAGACAGCTGCGAGGACGACCCCAAGTTGACCATACTTTGAGAAGATCAACTCGTAGTCACTCACGCAAGCCAGATTGTGTCTGACACACATGTTGTACCTTGTCGTCCGCCAGGCATCCACGATGTACCATGGTGCGTTACCGGTTAA